GGCATCAGTCCTCGCCCCCGGTCACCGGCGCGTCCATCCCATAGCGCGTGCGCAGCGACAAGTCGCGCGCATAGCCCTTCATGAGCGACGAGCCGGCGCCATAGACGCTGCCCATCGCGTTGATGTTGGACGCGCGCCTAGCGCTGGCGCCCTCATACTCCCGCCCCGCGGCCTGCATGCGCATCGCCCGAGCGGCCTCGTCGCCCTCGTACAGTGCGAGCTGCCGCCTGTAGGCCATCTCGTCCGCGTTGCGCGCCATCAGCTGCACAACAGTCGGATCGCTCGCGCCACCGCCCGAGGCGGCCGCCAGCGCCAGCGCCCGGCTGGCCGTGTACTCGGCCTCGCGCGCCACACTCCAAGCCTCGCGCTGGGACCCGGCCTGGGCCTGCCCGGCGTTGATCCGCATCTGCTCGGCTTGGAACTTCGCCGCTTTCTGCGCTTCGATCCCGTGCTGAATGTGACTTAGTGCCGCGGCCACATTGCCGCCGGCGGACATCCAGGTGCCGTATTCGTTGAGCGTGAGTTCGTTCACGGGTCAGCTCCGCTTGAGGTCGAACGCCACCGCCGATACGGTGACGGGGCGCGGCGCCTGCGCGATGAGGCACAGCCTGGCATCGGTCGTCCAGTTGCCGGGGAACGCGGTCATGCTCTGTTCGAAGTCCGCGGTCACGGCATCGCCCGCCGGCGCGCCATCGACCAGGCGCGGCAGTTGATCGATGGTCAGCGTGGTGGGCCCATACCGGATGCCGCGGGGGTGCACGTCATGCAGCACCACGCCGATGCTGGTGAGACGCTTGTCTCGGTTGAGTGGCGATGCGCCGCCCATCGCGCCCAGGCGGCCGCTCTTGAACGTTGCCTGGTACTCCAACCCAACCACGTAGTTGCTGACGTAGGCCGGCAGTGTCACGTTGCCCCAGCCGTCCAGCGTGTAGCGCTGCGTCCAGGTGGCGCCGCTGTCGTCCGTGCCGTAGTCCAGGCCATCGGCCCACACCACCACATCCATGCCGGCCAGATGCGGAGCGCTGACAATGGCCGTCGGGCCGCCACTGTAGGCGACGAAGCTGTCCGCCTGCTTGTTCAGTTGCCCGCCGCGGCAGTCCACCTCCAGCGCCCACTTCTCCAGGAACCGGAAGTCGAGGGACTGGATGGTCCGCTTCACGAGGTAATAGACCTGGTCATCCTGCTCGCCGGTGATGGCCGGCAGCACCACCACATCCTCCACCTCGCCAGCGGTCTCGAACTCCTGCCAGGCGGCGACTTCCTCCGTCCTGTCCACCGTGCAGATGGCCACCGTGCCGTCCGAGCGGATGCAGTGCACGCGCGTGTCAGGCAGGCGCTGCACAGCGATGCGCACGATGCCTGGGCTGCCGATCTCCGGGTGCAGCTTGGTCAGCTCCGCGGCGCTGTACTCGTAGGACCGCAGGTCGAAGGTGAGTTCGAACATGCGCAACCCAGAGCGGTCCACGAAGAACCCGCCCTGGTCCACGCGCACCGCCTCGACAGAACCCGAGCCGCGGGTGCTGCTGACCTTGAGGTTGAAGTTGGTGGGCGTCAGCACCTCGTCCAGCGAGCTCGCGCGGGCGGTGTACTCCGCGCCTTGGGCGCCAAGCACCAAGCCCTTGAGGGACAGCATCCAGTTGATGGTGTCCACCGGCCCACTGCCGATGGTGCGATTGATCGGGCCCGCATCGCCCACCGTCGTCTCGTCGAACGAAGCGTAGGCATCCGAGACCGAGCCCCAGACCCCGTTCTGCCCGGCCCACCACAGGCGGCCCTCGTGCAGGCGCACCGACGTCGGCCAGCCGTTCGCATCGCTCCACTGGCCCTCCTGCCAGATGTCCGTCGCCGTCGTGCCGCCCATGTCCGCCAGCACCTCGGCCGAGACCGAGGTCGCACTCGTGAACCCTGTCACGCGCGCGATGCCACGCACGCTGCCTTGGGCCGTGCGCAGCGTCAGCGTGACACTGTCGGGCGCCACGCGTGTGGTGAGCATCAGCCGGTAGTAGATCAACTGGTTGGCGAACCCGTCGTCGACGTTGGCGATGCCATCAGCCGTCCAGCTGTAGATGCCGCCAACGTTCACCCAGGTCGAGTTGTCGTAGGAGCGCTGCAGGTCCACCGTCGAGGCGTTGGCATCGCCGCTGATCTCCACCGTGAAGCTGCGGTCTGGCGAGACGCCAACGATGCGGATGCTGTTGGTCGCCAGGCCACTGGTCGACAGCGTGGACGTCACGACCTGCCCGGACGATGTGAGCGAGAACAGCGCGCCGTCGTGCGTCGACTTGAACAGCGGAGCCGAAGCGGTCAGCGTGATCGCGCCATTGATGCCGCTCGGAGTCAGTGTGGTCGGCGTGGTATTTTCGATGCCGAAGGGGCCATCTTCCGCGCGGAAGAGAGCAATTGACCACGAGCGCGCCTGCGGCCGGGTGCCGCGGCGCTCGATCTTGCGCTGCTGATAGCCGTCGCACGCCACATACACCGTGTCGCCGGACTGCTCGATGCGCAGCATGTCCAGGTCTGCGGCCGCTGCCCATGGGGATGGCAGCGTCACCACCCCGCTGCTCTCCACGGTGCAGGAGTCGACATGGACCACGCGCGACAGGCGCGACTTCAACTGGATGTAGACGTTGCCCGTGGGCGTGAAGGCGAGCGAGTGCGTGCCGGTCTCCAACGTCGTCTCGTTCACGTACTGGTCGCCGCCGGCGGCCGACCCTACGCGGATCACCACCGGGCCGCGGGCAATCACCACGCGCAGAGCATGCTCCGTGCTGAGTTCGTTGACGGTGACCGTCTGCGTGCGAATGGCGTAAGCGCTGCCGTCACCCAGCAGGGCGAGGTATCCCGGGGAGACCCAGCTCGACGTGGCCCCTGACTCGTCGGCATCGGTCCAGCTCGCCACGTCGGTGGCGAAGTTCCCGTTGACCACCGCGGCGGTCACGCTCGGGCGCGTGAGCAACTCGTCGTCGATCCAGATGCGCAGCAGCGAGCTCGTGACCTCGATCAACGCGGTGTCGGTTGTCGAGAAGATGAACGGGATCAGCCGAGCGCTCATATCGGCCCCCCAGGAATCCCCGTGTGCGTGAACTCGATGTTATCGATTGCCGCCCCCTGCGCTTCAATGACCTGATCCCCCAACCCGCCGCCACCGACTTCTACGGTGATAGCAGCGATGATCGGAGTGTCAGACCCGCGACGGAAGTATAAGTCTTCAAACGTCGGAAGGTCTGTCGAAGTTGAAGTCCACGTACCCAACAGGTTCGCAGTACGGTCATATACACGCACGCGACAAGATGCGGCAGTGTTCAACCCACCAAGACTGAACCCAGCCCCGACAACATCATCATCCAGCACCATGACAAACGGCCCCGCGAAGCTGGAGTTGCCCGTTAGTGCCTTCTGTTCACCGACCCCCCTACCACCATCCGTCCACACTTCAGCAGTTCCGCCAACCGTTGCAATCGGTGAAGTAACGGTGCCAGTCAAAAAACCCTGCCCATCGGTATCGAATAGCGTTGTCGCAGTCTGCCCAGGCAAAAGCCCGCCAAATCGCACAGTAGGAGATGGGGCACTCGCACCATAGTCCGCTGGTGCATAAACGGGATTCGAGGCGCCATCTGACTTGTCCTCGAAGTCAATGGTCCCCGCCACTGGAGCGAACTGCGCATAGGGCACACGGTACAGAGTATCGTCAACCGCAGGAGGGGGGGTAGGCGCAGGCGTTGGCAACGTCGGGTTGCCAGCGATCTCGCCCACCATGCCCAGGCCAGGCCGCAAGGTCATGTGCCCGATGACATGCGAGAGCCAGTTCACCTGCGTCTGTGCACTCATGGCAAGGCGCGGGGACTCGGCATGCGACAGCGCACGCCGGTCCACAATGCCCCGGTTCAGCCGATAGATCGCGGTGACTTCGCGTGCCATGTCTCAGCTCGAAGGCAACGTCGGGTTGCCCGCGATCTCGCCGATCATCTCGAGGCCCGGGCGCAGCGTCATGTGCCCGATCACGTGCGACATCCAGTTCACCTGCGTCTCGACCCCCAGCGCCAAACGCTTGGAGTCGAGGTGCGGCAGCGCCCGCCGGTCCAGCGCACCGCGGTTGAAGATGTAGAGGGCGCTTTCCTCGATCGGCATGGCGCTATCCGATCAGGCTGCCTGATCCGCCGCCACCATCGCGCCGGCTCGGGAAACGGTTGCGCGACAGCGTCCAGTTGCCGCGCGCGGGGAATGCGGTGGGGCCCGTCATGGCGCTCCTGTTGCGCGCCTCCAGCATCTGTTTGTCCTTGATCTTGCGCACCCGTTCGTGGTCCGTCTCGCTGGAGGACAAGCGCAGCACGATGCGACTGGCGAAGTGCGCCTGCACGAACTTCGTGAACGCCTCTGGCCAGTTGCCCATGTTCATCCCATAGGTGATGCTGCTGGACACGTACCGCACGTAGATCGTGTCCAGGTCGCCGTACCAGTAGCCTGCCTCGTCCACGTACCGCAACAAGGGCGAGCGGAAGAACTCATCCGAGCACACGGCCGACGTCAGCACCCAGTCCGTCGGCTTGCTGTAGGCCCGGCTGAAGCCCCACTCGGGCTCGACAGCAGGGTCATAGTCGATCTGCGATGAGCGCATCGCGAAGTTCCACTGCCCAGCCTCCAGGCACTCCTTCACGCCGTTGTCGGACCAGACGAAGTCCAGCAGGCGCCGCGGCTCGCGCTCCTCGGTCAGGTTGGCGAGGAATCCCTCGCCGCAGATGAGGAGCGCCCCGTTGTAGATGGACAGTTGGTCGGCCACGACGGCGCTCCTGGTGCGTCAGCTCGCTGCGATGCGGTTCTCGTACTCGATCAGGGCCGAGTCGGCATCGTGCCGGGCGTGGTGCCCCTCGCTGATGATCGCCTTGTCCGACAGGCGGACCACGCAGAACTTGCGCGACCCCTTCCACTGCACCGCATGCCGGTGCATCTCCACCGGAGCCGACGCCGTGGCCTGCCCCGTCATGTCGAAGTGCGACAGCTCGCGCACGATGGCGAAGTTGCGTCCAGCACTGACGACCACGAGCTCGCTGAACCATTCGCCGGTCTCGGCGCGGGCCTCGATGCGATCGAAGGGCGCCAGGTCACGCGCCACGTGGGCCCAGTAGGACGGGTCCAGCAGGTCGGTGCGCGAGTGCTCTTCGGGCACGTCCAGCACGAAGTCGCGACGCTTGGCCTCGGCCAGGCCCATCGACTGCGGAATGGCCGATACATCGCGCTTCTTGTCGGGCACGACGGCCGGCGCCGCGGGCGGGGTGACCAGGACTGCTTGATTCATGAAACCTCCTCAGGTAGGGAAAGAGCGAACGGGGCGCGCACCCCGGGTGAACCCTTTGGCGCGCGCCCCGTCCAGGGGTTGAGGCAACTGCGAAGAAGCCTCACGAACTCGTCATGACCGAGCCCGTCGACAGGCTCGCGCCGGCCGTGCTCACACTGACGATGCCACCGAACCAGACGTTCACGGTCGAGCCGGCGCTGGTGAACGACACGCCATTCACGATGTCGCCGGGCTTCATGCCGAGGGTGTAGCCATCGGTGAAGAAGTTGGACGCCATGCACGAAGTGCTGTCGTTCGTCGAGCAGTAGTACCAGATCTGGCCGCCGCCCAGGTTGCCCGGCACGGACGAGCCATAGCTCGACGTGAACAGGTAGCTGGTGCTGCCGGCCGGCACGTTGACCTGCGGGCCCGCCGACATCAAGAGACGGGGCGGGTTGCTGATGCTGGACCCTGCGGTGCTGCTGTAGTAGGCCATTGAAGTTGCTCCTTCAGGTCAGGCGTATGCCGAGCCGTCGGCGGTGATCACCACGATGCCGCTGTTTTGCAGCACCAGGGCTCCCTGGAATGCCGAGCACCGCGCCCACGAGTAGTCGTTCTCCTCGTCGTAGCCGACGGGGGACTGCACGCCCGAGGTGTCCATCGCATGCCCGGCCGCGGTCTTGTGGTACATGAACGACTTCTCGCTCGATGTGCCCTTCCCGGGGAGGTTCGGGTGCTCGATGATCAAGCAGTTGCGCCAGCGGTAGGCCATCGGCTTGTCCTTCCAGCTCGCGTTCTGCTCGCCGGCATAGGGCCGCACATCGACGTACTGCGCATTGGCGAACTCGGTGGCCTGTTCGAGGTAGGCGATGAACGACGGCTGGCACAGCAGAGTGACATTGCTGTCCCACGGCACCGCCGCATTGCTCAGCTTCACACGGCCGTTCTGGAACAGCGACACGCTGGGCGTGACGGCGCTCGAACCGATGGTCACCGTGCCGGTGTTGAGCTGCGAGATGATGAGGTCATCGATCTTGCGGTTCATCACGGCCATCGTGGTCATCTGCATGACCGCGCGCTGGTTGCCCTGGCTGGCGAACACGTTGAACCCGGTCTTGCGCACCAGGTCATGCCACTCCTGCAAGGTGCAGGTGTTCTGCGTGTTGTTGTCCGCACGAGCGGGGATGCGCCCGTTCAGGCCACGCGTCACCGCGGATGCGCCGCCGCTGCCGGCGACGAGGAAGACGGCCTGCTGGCCCTTGATGACGGCCTCGGTGGTGACCGTCTCGCGAAGCAGCGTCTGGTGCTGCTCGAACGCCTGGATGAACTCCTGGCGGTACTGGATCTGGAATGCCGAATCGGACATGGCGTCGGACTCCTATCGGAAGTGGAGGGGTTGAGTCTCCCGACCGCTTGGGGTGTCCGTTCAGGCTGTTCGCTGGGGGTGACCGACTTGTGCCAGTGCCCAGCGGCCCGCCCGCGGGGCCTCGCTGCTCGGTAGCAGTCGCATCGTCTGCGATCGCGCACGACGATGCAACCGCGAGAGTTGATAGCGCTCAGACTCTGAGCGCGCTCAAACCTCATGCCTTTGGCACCCAGGTGCCATCGGCGGCCATCAACTTCATCTTCAC